CCTGCCTACCGCGATGTCCGATTGTAGGACTCCACTTGAAGAGTGGACCCGGGTTCTCATTGAACCATGCAAACAATCCGACATCTCCGTCGACCTTCTTGCGTCTTTCCCTAGTAACAACTAGTGGAGAGCGCCGTTCGTACCTTTGGTATGCTGCATTCCATCTTATTGGATGGGATGCAGGCCTAGGTATGAACGTTTTTAGGGACGACTCGTCTAAGCTACTTGATGGTGCCCAAGGTAAACCCCTGGGTAGTGTCAACCGTATGGCTTCACACGTATGGAACAACCCTCTTTTCAGAGCGTTGTTGTACGCTGAAACCATCCGTGGTAGCGAAGACGCGTTGTCTCGTGAGTACCAACCTCTCAAGTAGAATGGACTTACGTCCACTCCCTTGAAGGCATCAAGACCGCAAGACTCTCTGAAGTTTCCTTCAAAGTAGCTTTTTGCGACGTTGATCCGGAATCCCATTCGGGACATCCAGTACTCAAAAGACGATCGACACTCCACGGGGATAATTATATCATCCCCGAAGACGGACACCTTTCCTTCGAGCTCCTCGTAACCACACTGTAACTCTTCGGCGCAAACCGACAGAGCCACAGCAAGGAAAACGAGAGTCTCTACTGGAAAGGTCGTGGCATTCCCGCTTGTAGCATACATATGTAAGCTACTCTCTTCAGGCCTGTCGTGAGACACGTCCTGTACGAGAAAGCGGGTGCGCGCAGAGCACAGGTGAGAGAGAAGCTTAGGATTACTCCTAAACAATTCCTCAACGTGCCAAGTTGCTACCGTATCGCTGGCGGCGGATAAATCCACCGTCGCGAGGGTAGAAGTCTCAGATCCCGACCTACAAAGGGTCCGGTTCCTACTCTGATCGCGGAAATCCGCGAATCGGGATAGGGCCGACTCTGCAGTTCGGCACATGAAGTATCGCAACATTGACTGTTGGATAAACATGTGTTCTCCAGGTTCCGCGGCGATGAGCCGTGGCCCAGAGAAAGTCTTTGGGACCAGGCAGACGGTGCTACGAGGTTCTGCATTGCAGAACTCCGTGTCACCAGATGCCCAACTAGCCCAGCTGCTATGGCTATGGAAGCCATGGTCAGCAATGGGAAAGCGCTTCTCAAGCCTATTTGACCAACTCGTCCACTCATATTTTGAGCGGAGGAGAAAGTCTGGCCTTGAGATTGCCCCTGGTCCGTGTTTACATTTCCAGGTATCTGGGTCATAGTGACCTAACTCCTTGGAAATCCAGGCCGCTGCTCGAGCGAAACCTGGAGGGACGTCAGTAGACGGCGGTGCGCAATGTGCGACCTCCGTTGTCTCCCAAAACCTCGAAGGTTTCGGTAGACCTGAGTTGCAATCGAGAAAGTCATTTACGACTTGCACTTTTGCAGCTTGTGGACACTCGATGTCGTATTTCTTACCCACCAACAAAAGTTGGCGGATAAAGAAAACAGCTTCGATATCCACATCGTCCCGTAAACACCCATCTGATGAGAATACGCGTAAGTACAGTCCACCTAAAAATTTAGGTGTTTTGCACCCACCGCTTCGCCCCCCTGATAGGGGAAGTGAAGGATGGAAGTACGCGCCGTTAGCTAAGCACCGATCAAAGTGCTTTGCTAATTTTGGGAGGTCAACTAGAATTGTTGACAACCCTCGGCATCTCATCGAATGCGTGAAGCGCTCTTTGTCTTTCGACAATTCGCGCCTCAGTGTCGGGAAAGCATCGATAGCATCAGCTATCAATGCTTCCCAAATCAGGCTCAGGCCCTCGTAGCTTTTCAACATTGGCATTTTCCTTGTAGGAGAGTGCGGATGTTCTACGACGTAGGGAAACACAGAGATCATCCTCAGCCGACTAGGCTAAGGATCACCGCAACAACCATTATCGACGACTGGCTAGTTTTGCCAGCCGGCGATATCGTTGAGAAATGAGTTTGAACTTGCGATAGCAAGGTCACACACCGCGTCAGCCAGAGTCACATCAGTGTCTCCAGCAAGACGTTCGTCTACAAAGTAGAATTTCTCATTGAACTCAGGAACGACAGCAGTGGCGAGAGTCGTTTTCACGAACTCGACATTGTGCCGATCATAAGATGGTACAGTTAACGA